TTGGTTTCGATTTTCAACAGCAAGTGGGTACATGATGTGGCTGAGGCTGTGTCTCTGGGATCCACCTATCTTCACTGCGTAGAAGCGGTGACGCACCTACTGATCATAGCAAGCTCGACAGGATTCTTGCTATGGCTGAAGCACTGGAACCCGGAACGGTGGGTTTTGTTCTGTGAGTATGTCACGTTGGCTTGGGGTTGGTACCTCAACCATGGATCTTTGTGGGCACTTAGGTACACCATCAGCTTTGAAGGAGAGCGGATGCTGCGTGACGCCGAGCGTGAAGACTTGCGTGCTGATTCCATTAGCCTTCTAGACTTGAAGCATAAGATGCCGCGTCTAGCCCACTTTCGCATTTTGGACAGGCTGACAGGCCGCGAAGTGGTGCGCTTAGCAGCAGTTGAAGTGTTGTCTCAGATTGCCACCGGGCAAAACACAAACATGCTGGATGACCCGAAGATCATTAAAGCGAGGCTGCACGCTAGTGCTGTGAAGCTGATGTCGGTGAACCTGAGCCGATATTTGGTGCTTGAGCATGAATTGGTGATTCCGAACACCGCCGACCTCGCTTATGCGCTGTACTCCAGAGCGCACGAGGATCGGGTCCTTTTGACGCCTTTTTTCTAGGGCCGCCGGCTTTAGGTCGGGTGGTTGCATATGGCTATCGCTACGGAGAATTCCCTCTGGCTGACATACCAGAAATCAAACCTGGTACCCGGTTCTCGTCTTATCGGAACTGGGATAGGAGTGTTCGCCCTATTGTCAGATCTAGTCTTGGGTGCCATGTGTGCAGGGTTGCGTTACCGCACCCTGATCCATCTGATCCTCCAACGCTTGAAGCCGGCGTTCGGAAGCGGTTTGCCTTTAATCCTCCGAAGGCAAAACCGCAAATTCTGGAGGACCTGCGACGATTTGTGCAGGACTTTTGCCGAAAGCATCTCATTCCACTATCACCCGAACTGGACACAGGGTTTGAGACGTGGCTTGAGAAAACGCCGTATCCTGAATGGCGTAAGGCCGATTTGCGACGCAAGCATGCGGAGCTGTTGGCCCTCCCGAACGGCCGGGAAAAGTACCTCAAGGTTAAGTCTTTTATGAAGGACGAATGCTACACGGAGTACAAGCACGCTCGGGGGATCAACTCGAGGACTGACGAATTCAAAACAATGGTTGGGCCAATCTTCAAGCTAATTGAGGAGGCAGTCTTTAAACTAGATTGGTTTATCAAGAAGGTGCCTGTTAAGGACCGCCCTGCGTATATTATGGAGCGGCTCTTCTGTGTGTCCGGTCGGTATTTTGAAACCGACTATACTGCCTTTGAGTCCTTATTTGTGGCTGAGCTCATGGACTGCTGCGAAATGGAATTGTACAAATACATGGTGAGCGAGTTGCCCGGGGGTGACGAGTTCATAAGCCTTATTACGAAGGCTTTGCTTGGTGAAAACGAGTGTTCTTTCAAGTTTTTTACGGTGTGGGTTCAGGCGACCCGCATGAGTGGCGAAATGTGTACGTCACTTGGTAATGGATTCTCTAACCTGATGTTCTTCCTATTCCTATGCTGGCGCAAGGGTAGTAGGTGCACGGGGGTGGTCGAGGGTGATGATGGGCTCTTTAGAGTTGATGGCCCTGCTCCTACTGCTTCAGATTTCCGTGACCTCGGACTAGTCATTAAGATGAAAGAGCACCGAACTTAGTTCCGCTTCATTCTGTGGTCTTGTCTTCGATCCTGAGGATATGATCAACATTGCTGATCCTAGGAAAGTCTTGGCTTCCTTTGGCTGGTGTGAGAAGAAGTATGCGAACTCTCGTGACAAGGTCAAGCTCATGTTACTGCGTTGCAAAGCTCTCTCAGTTGCATACCAGTACCCCGGATGTCCTGTTCTTCAGGAGTTGGCCCAATACGGCCTCCGGATGACCCGGAGTGTGCGGCACTATATGCGCGGGTTCATGCAGAAACAAGGTTCCCACCTCCATGAGTGGGAGCGGGTTAAGTATATGGAAGCCCTGAAAGATGAGGCGAATATTCGGGTGGTGGACACGCCATTCAATACGCGCTTGCTTGCTGAAGCCACATTTGGCATTACCATTGCTCAGCAGCTATCAACTGAAGGCTACCTTCGTCGTCTTGATAAGCTACAACGTCTGTCCATTGATTTGGACTGGCCAGCGTCTTGGTTACATTATTCGG